CTACGACTCGTATGGTATTTTCGAAACTCCCTCAAGTGCTTATGATTTCATTTGACAGTAAAAGTCATATACAGATAATTGAAAATATACTTATCGATAAATATGAATATAACCTAGTTTCTAGTGCTGTCCATATGGGTGAACAGGATGATGGTCACTATGTGACATTCGCTAAACGAAAGAATAAATGGTTTCTTATTAATGATGAAACTATAAAAGAACACGAATTACCCGACGAGGCTGGGTACTACTTCATGGTTTACAATCTAAAAACTCCTTCATCTGAATGTTCTCCTTGATGTTAACGATAGTCCTATAGAAGGTTCGTCGATTATTGGGGTACGTTTTATCGTGTCTCCTCTTGATGGGTTTCCACCACATCGGTTCTTCCCAATGTATATACTTACACTCCACGATGGCACCATCCTCAAACCAAGGTTCATCCGACATCCGGTTATGTGGAATTTCGGATTCAAATAGAAGCTTCCCCTTTTCCTGTATGTACAACCGCCAAGTGGGAATCCCGGGTACACAACCGGGTGTCTCACGAGAAGGTTCCCTCTTCATTAGAAAGTCAATCGTATTCTTATCTTGGGGTTTCCATTTAAACATAGTCTCGTGTGTGCCAATTTGGAGTGGCGCATTGATTGGTGTAAAAACCAATCCATCAACCTTTTGCTGAACTGTTGGGAGATACTCATCCATAAAAATCCCAAAATCCTTCATCGCATGAAAGTCTTTCAATTTGAGACGATACTTATCAAATTTCATATATATGACAGGGTCAATTACACTTAGTGCGTGACCGAGTCGTTTGAGAAGGTCTTGCTCCCACACAGGCTTCCCATTTACGGAGAGAGCATCATACACAAATAAGGTATTTTCGTAGAGTTCACCGTCCAAAATTGTCCCATCGTATGCATCTTTCCGGAGATTAATCGGAACTTGGAACATATTGAACGCACGGTTTACGAAAATACACTTCTTCTTGCCTTCAAAATAGAGGGCAACCATCATATATCTCTCACCGTCCGTCTTTTCACATACGACATAGTCACCCTTCTTTATAATCGGAAAGTGTTTATACTCAACGGAAATAGGTTGGGGACCCGGAAAGTATTCTTTACTACCCCACGAATGATGAATAAACCCCACGACATATTTGTAAAGCGGGGAGTCCGACTTTATAGACATGTTTAAAATTGGGTGGAAAACTTTAACTGATTTTCACACCCGCTGCGTTTAGAATATTACTCACACACTCATGTGTGTATGTTTGAGTCAACTTAGATGCGGTAAATGCATTTATGCGAACGTTCTGTTCTTTGAATTTCTCAAACATTTTTGGAAATATTTTATAGTTCCCGGACTTTTTATCTTTGATAGTCTTGATAATATTTTTTGTATTCATAATCCACACCTTAGCATCGGTGCGTACAACTTGATAGATATTTTCTGAAATCTGTTTGTTAACATCTGTATCGAAGTGGAGACCCATTTGTGGAATAGGTTCTGTGGATTCAGATTTAACTTTATTTTTAAACATTTCCCAATCTATACCCTCCTTTACACCCGGGAAAACAACACAACCCACGCCCTCGTGTGGTTCAAAGCATTGATCTAACGTACCATCATCTATGCCAATACCAAAATCAATAAAAAGAATACGATCATGTGACTTCATGTATTTTTGTACAACTTCAGCTTTAGCGTACGGGTCATCTATAGTATAAACAATCTCGTTATTCACATTCTTCTGGAGACATCTCATATTTAGACGGAGAATGGCATGTAATGTCTTCACCGAGCAAGACTTTGATCGCGTAACTACGATGGTAACAAGATTCATGATTGTATGTCTCGTCTAAGCCTTAAGCCTATCGTTTAGGCATCCACCGAATGGTAAATTACCTACATGCCCCAATGTCGTATTCACATCAGCGTATATTTTACCACCAGCTTGTTGCCATCGACGGCAAAATGCGTAATCCTCTGAAAGGTACCTACGATTTGTGGGGTCAATCATACAATCGAATGCGGCGTGATAATCATCAAAGTCTCGATTCTGGTGATCATTCTTACACCAAAGATCCGGGAACTTATCCTCGATCGTTTTAAATACGGAACGCTTAATCATCATAAACCCAGTTGGTCCATCGAGAATTTCTATGAATCCATCTTGGATGGGTCTATTTTTTGCACCGAAATTGATCACAAGACTTGAAGACAGCATCGACATATCACGTTCATCACCACTTTTTACGGCCGCTGCAGCTTGATCCCACATCACAACCTTCTTGGGATAACACGCGACCGAGAGATCGTGACCAGATTTGATAAGTCTCACGACAGCTGCAGGGTCAAAATGAACATCCGCATCTATAAACATAAAATAGTCACAGTCAGTCTTTTGCATGAAACGACCAACTGAGACGTTACGTGCCCTATGCACGAGGGATTCATTTTCTGTAGTATCAAGATACATCTGAATTCCTTCTTTTACGAGAAGGAGCTGAAGCTTGATCATACTAGACATATATTTTTCTAGGCACATCCCCCCATAACAGGGGGTTGAGAGAAATAGTTTAGTCATATAATTAAAATTAACTGCTAACCTCTAAGTGTTTTTTTATAATACCCTCAATCTTATTCAATGTCGGGATTGACACTGAACATTTTTCACACATTTCTGTTTTTGTAACTTTGTATTTGAGAACCATGAAAATGATAGCCGAAGCTACGCTATTCGGGGTTTTACTCATCAAGTCTATACAACTCTCCGTTTTGTTACACATCTGGATACACGCGAGACGCTCTTCGCGGGAAACCTCGAAAGAATTCAATAATCTACTCATCACATCGAAAGCTTTCGTCACATAATTCTTTTTAGTTGCCCCCATTATAGTATCCTTGAACATCTGTGTAGTACGACTCACATCCTTCGACATAATTCCAAACATATCCGCGATTTCTTTGGTTGTCCTAGGAAATTGAGCGAGTCGACATGCGTATAAAACACAGTTAGCTTTTACCCCCAATCTTACCGCACCCCGGGTAAGTTTACCTTCATTAAATTTCCTGTACATCATCTTTGCATCCTTCAATACCATATCTGGGAGGGTGTGACACGCCTCGTCAATATCTCTATACGCGTGAAATAGGGAACGATCCCTGTGATTCATAGACATGTGGAAATTAATCTTAGCCATCCGCTTGTTTTCGTATGTCGAGGATCTTTGTGTAGAAATAACTGTACCCTTCCCCCAATTTTGTGAGAATAATTGTGGATTGGCATTGGGGTTACCACATCTAGATGGATCATTCACCTTCCCATCGTCTGTAATACCACTCGTCCATTCCGCACTATCATCAATAAAGCGATCTTCCACGAGACCACATTCACTACAAACGGGTAGACCCTCTCGAGAGAAGATCTTTACACCCGAACAATCCTTACAAATATTTATATTCACTGGCTTTTCTTCATTTTCGTTAGTTTTTTTTAATAAACGGTCTATATCAGACCATATAGCAGCCAGCATCTTGGTATGATTGGCAATGCTTTTTATTAGTTTTAATCAACGCATCATGCACTTAGGCGTCTGATGCGATTTTCAATCAGATTGATCGTTTCTTTGAAACTGCTAGCTCCTGGAGTTGATGGCTTCCATTCATCCCACTGTTTATCAATCTCCGCAAACCCTGGGGGTGCTATATCTTGACCCTCCATTTCAGTGTCTGAGACAATGAAGCCCTCCATCTCAGAGTCGGTTTCGGTGTCTACATTTAGTTCATGGATATCGCTATCCGTGTCTTCCACGTCAATTTCAGAATAGAATGAAAACATGTCTACATCGACACGTTTCATTTCTAGGTCTTCAAATGTGGTCCCTTGTGGGTAGTGTTCCATTAGACTGTCATATGGGGCAGGGCACATGTCACCCTCATCAACCTTATACACACAGGCCGACTTGTATACGGATTCAGTTGGGTTGAGATAGTGGAGACCTAAGGTCTTTCCCGTATTCATCGCAACCACGGCGTACATCGTATCTTCAATACCGTCTTCGTTTACTAAAACTTTTACTATATCATCTTGATTTATCTCAGAGGGCACAATCATGCTTAGAGTTTTCAGACAAAAAATAATCAAGGATAATATCACAGATGAAAGTTACTATTTATTCCAAGGAGGGGTGTCAATATTGTGACCACGCGGTATCTCTATGCGAATCGGAGGGTTTGCAACATGAAAAAATTATGATTGAAAAGGACAAACTAAAAGAGATATGCAATGGAGTGGTGGCAGCCTACCCCCAAATATTTATTGACGATCGTCACGTTGGAACCTACTTTGATTTCCAGGACTTCATTGAAGGTGAGTACGAGCCCATTCTAACCCCTACACTGAACAGATTCACTGTATTCCCCCTGGAGCATCCCGATCTATGGGAGCTTTACAAGAAGGCCCAGATGTCCAATTGGACTGCTGAGGAAGTAGATCTGTCGAGGGATTTGGAAGATTGGAAAAACCTCACTGACAATGAGCGAAAATTTATAAAATACATCCTGGCATTTTTTGCCGGTTCCGATGGAATTGTTTTTGAGAATATCAATAACAATTTTGCTGATGAGGTGCAACTCTCAGAGGCGAGGTCATTCTATGCCTACCAGTGCCACAATGAAATGGTTCATGGGGAGACCTACTCAAAGCTTATTGATAAGTATATTAAGGATGAATCGGAAAAGAAACATCTATTTGAGGCTATCCAAACAGTCCCCTGTATAGAGAAGAAAGCGAACTGGGCACTAAAGTGGTTTGATACAAAATCCAAGTCGTTTGCTGAGCGACTATTCGCATTCGCCTGTGTTGAGGGTATCTTCTTCTCTGGTAGTTTTTGTGCCATCTACTGGTTGAAGAAACGAGGGTTGATGCCTGGTCTCTGTTTCAGTAACGAACTGATTTCTAGAGACGAGGGTCTCCACCAAGAATTTGCCGTTGAACTCTTCAAGCTTCTGCGTAACAAACCATCCACTGAGACAATTCACTCTATAGTCAAGGAAGCCGTGGAGATCGAGAAGGGGTTTATTATAGATGCCCTCCCTTGCAACCTCATTGGTATGAATTCTGAAAAAATGTCTGAATACATCGAGTATGTATCTGACCGACTTCTTAAACAAATTGGTGTCCCAATCATATGGGGGTCTAAAAACCCATTCGATTTCATGGAAAATATAAGCTTAGATGGCAAAACAAACTTCTTCGAAAAACGAGTCGGTGATTACGGTAAATTAGACGATACTAATGATGACATTGGTTTCGATGAGGAGTTCTAAACCTTCATATACACGCGTTCAACCTTTTACAATTGGCTCTAACCAATTGTAAAATGTGATGGGGTTTTTCATTTTATTGATTTTACTTAAATAAGGTACCCTCAGATTCAAGTCCTTGGGGTTCCAACACGACACCACTGTCGGTCAGTTCAATTTGGGGTTCAGAGAAATCGGGTTCTGCGGCGGGTGCATCAACCATAGGCACTGTTGGGGCTAACACAGTCTTGGAACCCTTCCTAGATTTCTTGGAACAAGGGGATTCAGAGTCCTTCTTTATGTTCATCATACCCCATACAACGAGCATGAATACAACCGAATGCACGGCTAATCCGACCGCGGTGGGACACCCTGTGGGTGATGCGATACGGGAACCCAAGAATTTCCTCACGACGCGGAAAGTCTCGGGGTTGGCAATCACAAAGAATGTGAGAGCGGAAATGATGGAAATTGTCAATTTATCCTGTTGTTTCTTACCGTTGCAACCACAGCCACAATCTTTAAATAAACCCATGTTCGTCTTTACTGTAATTTAACAAAAAAAATCTACTTAAAGTTTGACCACATAATATAGATATAACCAAATACAAAATGTCGCTCACTATCCAACGCTCCTCCGATTTCACTACTTCTTCTGTAAACTTTTCGAAACTTCGTAAAAACAAGAATGGCGGCAAAGCTGTCTACCTTAACGCCGGCGACAACAAAAAGCTATACGTACAGTTCCCCTTCCTGCGCTCTCCTTACGGTTTGAGTTCTTTCACTGATGAGGGTACGGGACGCACATCATATTCCCTTGACCTCTCATTCGACCCTGATAACGCCGAAGCTATGGATCTTCACGCCAAGCTCAAGGAGCTCGACGATATCATCGTGAACACAGTCGCCAAGAACTCCAAGGAGTGGCTCGGTAAGGACTTCAATGTGGCTGTACTCAAGGAAGCTCTCTACAAGCCCATCGTGCGCCCTGGAAAGGAGCAGTACCCCTCTACAATCAAACTGAAGGTTTTGGCTAAGCCTGACGGGACTTTTGTACCAGAGTCATATTCCATGCAACGAGAAAAGGTTACCCTTGACACTGTCGAGAAGGGTCAGAAGGTCTGTGCCATCGTAGACTTCAACCAGATCTGGTTCATTGATAACAAGTTTGGTGTGACTATCCGTCTCCAACAATGTCTCCTGGAACAGTCCGTGAAACTTCCGTCATTTGCCTTCCAGGGTCTCGATTTACCCGATGAGGAGGAGGTTGAGGTTGATGAGGAAGATGAAATTGAAGAAGTTGATGAGTAAATAAATAGAACATGATCTTTTATAAAAGATGTTTCTGAAAAAAAAGTAAAATAATTATATCCTTCTTGGTAAGTTGAAGAAAAAACTTCTTACCAATAAGTAAGTATGTCCAATAAAAACATAGAGAGTAACTTGAAAAAAATTTTAAGAGGTAAGAAAGGCTGTAGCCCACAGGATCACTTGTATACATTGATGAATAAAACAAAAACCTTCATGAAGGGGTCGAAGGGTAAAAAACTTGGTGAAGGGTCGTATGGAAAAGTGTACCGTGGGAGTATCAATGATGAGGGTAAAAGATACGTAGCTTACAAAGAAATCGAGACCCCCAAACTCAGTAACAATGTGACACTCGCGGATTTGCGTAAATCTCTCAAATCGAACCCAGCTAAAATGGAGTATACAATCGCTAAAAAATTACAAGGGTTTGGTGTACCAGAGACATATTTGTATAAAGAGTGTCCAGATAAACAGATTGTCTACACTGAAGTCATCGATGGTACAGATCTGCGTAAATGGTTGAAAACTAAACCATCCCTCGATGCGATGAAATCTGTGATAGTCCAAACCATTTACAATTTGTATAGGATTCACAAAAAACACCCAAAATTTAGACATCACGATCTTCATGGTGAAAATGTTTTAGTGCGGAAAGTTCCCAAAAAGGATATTAAAATTAGATTGAATAACAAATCATACACAATTTCTAATGGGGGTGTCGAACCAGTAATGATTGATTTTGGATTCGCCCTCTTCCCTCGTGTCAAAAACCCTTTGATTAATGAGAACAATTACAAAAGTATAGGAATTTCTAGAAAGTCCCACAAGTTGTATGATGTACACTTTTTCTTGAAGGATATATTCCATCAAATAAAACAACCCTCCAATATGGAGGAGAGGCGGGTGTACCAATTTATTCGTAAGTTGTTTCCCGATGAGTATATGAAAAACAACAGTCCCACCTACCTAAAAAATGCCCGATTACGTGGGAATCGTAATGCTGCACACACTCTCTATTTACCGGGTTTTGAAAAGGTCTTAGGGTCTTCTTTTTTCACTGGAGAGACTCAATTATCGAGAGCTATACCAAAACTCCCACCGAAAACAGTAACACGGGTTGTTCTTGCCCCTGTACAACCAAAGACACCAGTAAATAAGGCTAAAGCGTATGCACGTGCAGTTGCTGTGATGAAAACTGGGGTGGTACCCAAGAAGAGACCGGGGATTGCTAGATAATAAATAATATATGCATATTATAAAAATGATACTCTTCATCATCCTTCTCATCGCCGATCTCTATCTTCTCAGTCAGACGGGGAAAAAGAAAGTAATCAATGAAAAGGTTAATACTATTAAGAAGTGGACTGTTTACGGGACAATGACCTGTGAATGGACTCGTAAACAATTGGAATACTTAAATAAAACGAAAAGACATTACCTCTTCATCAACTGTAATGAAGAATCGTGTGAGGATATAGCTGGATTCCCTTATATGATCCATCCTAATGGTGAGACCAGTATCGGATATACCGAGTTTTAAAGGCCACGGATAGCACTGAGAGCTACGGAGAGGAAGAAGGCATCACCGAGTGTGCTGATAGGTCGTAGGACGGAGATGTGCTTCGCGAGGGAGCGGTTCCACAGTACACGGATGAGGAAGGTGCTGATGAGAAGTGTCAAAAGAAATAACAAAAATTCCCTGAGTGCGTCAGTGCGAGTCTCGGACATGGCCATTTCCTTGATGTGGTTCGTCATTTATTACATGTTAATATTTTTTTCTACACAGACTGTAAGATGAGTGGACTCCCCTTGAGTGGTTCGGAGCCTCGGTACACTAACCGACGATGGTCGAGTAAGACTGGTGTCACGAGTAATAATTGTTACGCATACGCTGTAGGTGACTACGAAGCGTATCGTTGGCAAAAATCCATCCCTGGGGATCGTTCTGGTTTAGCAAATGGAAAACACAACTACACCACGTGTAAAAATTTACCTAAGAGGGTTGTTTCTGATAATCCCAAGAAGGTGTACATTGCCAAGGCTAACGAAAAATGTAAAAAGGGGTACTACAAGGTCATGATGTTTGTTTCACCTGGGAGACCTACAAATTATATTCGACATGGGGATTTTCATTTTTATAAACAACATGGTGTTGTTGAATATAAAATCAAAAGTGGTGACACTGTCAACTCTGTAGCGAACTTCTTTAAAGTTCCTATTTCAAAAATCAATAAAGCTGGTAAATTTGAATTAGGGAAGCGTATTGTATTTAGGGCTAATGTTTTCAGTCATAAACGTGGGTGGGCGACAGGACCCCTACTGACGGACGCCAAGGGTAAGTTGATAAAGGATCCTCGCAAAGCGTCACGGGATTATACATCCCTAAATTACAAGTTGTACTGCAGTTCATTCTGCGTCAAGAATAGAGGGATCAAAGTCGGCAAGACCCACCCCAAGATCGTTAAGAATACTGTCTAAATCCAATTGATTCTGGACATCGAAGTTAATATCGAATAAATCGAGAATGTCAAATACAGACTCACCCATCAATGACACAGAGTTAGATACTGCTGTGTGATTGTTCTGTATTGACACAACAACCTTAAATTGATTAACATCGAAAATTTTCCGACATACTGGGCACGTATTCTTACCTTTATTTTTCCACCCTTGTAGACAGTGGGAATGAAATATATGTCCGCATCGGATTGGGGGGTTCGATCTCGTTGATCGGACTTCCCCCAGACATATAGAGCATGTTGGCATTCTACAGTAGTGTGTATAAAGTTTTTTCCGTGATTTAGCTCACGTAATTTAGTAAATTTTGGATGTATCAACCATGGGCTTGTTGCAGTTGGTGCATGGGCCCACACCTTGGGTATCCGATCGAATCTTGTCAAAGAGTTCGGGTCCCGACTTCTGGAGAAGTTGCCTGTAGGAGTAGTTGTCTTCGTAAGTGATATTGTTCTGCTTCATAACATAGTTGTTAAACA